TCACTTGGTTTTGCTCGCAACATGGTTGTCACACCAGAGCAGTGGGCTAACATCATGTCATACAATGATGCTGGTCGACCAATTTACATCGCTGCAAATCCTCAAAATAATGCAGGAGCACTTTCACCAACAAGCCTGCGCGGTAATGTTGCAGGTCTTGATCTTCGTGTATCTCGTTACATGAAGGGTTCTGGTGGAGTAGGAACAGCAGATTATTCAATGGCTGTTATTAACCCAGATGCTTACACATGGTACGAGGGTGCTCGTCAGCAGCTTCGTACTAATGTTAACTCAGACGGAACTGTAGACATTCTACTGTTCGGTCAGGGAGCACTTGCTACAAAGCTTGCAGCAGGCGCAAACTGGTTTAACCTAACCTGATAAATAGGTAACTAAGTCGCTCTGGGGAGTAGTAGCCCTCTACTCCCCAGAGTCTTTAGAAAGGATTGCACATGGCACTTACAACAGTCGCAGAATTGCGCTCCACTTTAGGAGTCGGAACGCTTTACAGCGACAGCGTGCTCCAAGAAGTATGCGATGCTACGGATGCCGTCCTTTTGCCTATGTTGTGGGCTCCAAAATGGTTTACAGTTGCACATGAAAACACAGTAGGGTCAGGCACTTTATATTTTAATGACAATGTGCGCGATACTTTTTATGTAGGTCAAAGCGTAACTATTGCTAACTCAGGCAGCTCTTATAACGGCACTAAGACAATTACAGCCGTGAATGGTTTTTCAATTAGTGTGGCAACTAATCACACGACTGCACAGGGTTATCATCCGATCTATCCTTATGGATCAGTATCGACCACGACTTCCACAGACTGGACTACCGATATGGCAATCCAGCAAGCAGCTTTAATGATATCTGTTGAAATCTGGCAAGCGCGTACAGCCACCCTTTCAGGCAGTAACGCAGTCGATTTCCAGCCAAGCCCTTACCGAATGAGCGCACAGCTTCTCGCTAAGGTGCGAGGATTGATCGCTCACGCACTTGATCCGCGTTCGATGGTGGGATAATGCCCGTTGCCGTCACCACTCTCAGAACCACATTAGCCACTGCTCTAGTCGATAACGCTAAGTGGCAGACCTTTGCCTTTCCACCTGCCACAGTCCTTGCTAACTCTGTGATTGTCTCTCCAGATGATCCTTATCTAACACCTAGCAACAATCAGCACATTACTATCAGCCCGATGGCTAATTTTAAGATTGTTATGACTGTGCCTTTATTCGATAATGAGGGAAACCTAAACGGGATAGAAGATACTGTTTGTAGCGTGTTCGCAAAGCTCGCAGCATCATCTTTGACCTATAATGTAAGCGCAATTAGCGCACCTAGTATTCTCAACGCTGCTTCGGGAGACCTTCTCAGCTGCGAGATGTCCGTATCAATCCTAACGAGTTGGAGCTAAACATGTCCGAGTGGGAACAAGAAAACGCTGACTTCCTGAAGAAAATCGGGCAAGTAAGCACACCAGCACCAAAGCCAGTAACTACTAAGAAAGACGAGGAATAATCTCATGGCTGTATTTCTAAATAACAAAGTCGGTGTGAAGATTAACTCTGTTGATCTTTCAGACCATGTAACAAGTATTACTTTGAATCGCACATTTGACGAATTGGAAGTCACAGCGATGGGTGACACAGCACACAAGTTTGTTAAGGGCTTGGAAGCATCATCTGTAACAATCGACTTCCTCAATGACACAGCATCAGCGAATGTATTGGCAACACTACAAGCTGCATGGGGTACAACAGTCACATGTGTATTCCTACAGGAAAAGGGAACAGCAGTTTCTGCAACGAACCCTCTCTATACTGTTTCTCTGTTGGTCAATAATACGACCGACATTAACGGCAGCGTAAGTGACATCGGTGTACAATCGATTACATTTACTGCTAACTCAACAGTTGCAGTAGCCACAACTGGCACATTCTAAAAAACTAACAAAGGGGCAAGCTCATGGCAAAACTAAAGATCGTTCGTACAGATGGAAGCGTATTGGAAGGCGAGATCACCCCAGCGGTGGAGTACTCATTCGAGCAATACGCTAAAAAGGGCTTCCATAAGGCGTTTCGCGATGAAGAAAAGCAGAGCGATGTCTATTGGTTAGCATGGGAAGTAACACGCAGAGCAGGTGAATCTGTTAAGCCTTTCGGAATGGATTTCATTGAGACACTTAAAAGTGTCGAGGTGCTTGATTCAGACCCTTTAGCTTAAAGCGCGATCTTCCATTCACCTATCTAATTGCTAGGCTAAGCATTAGGTTGGGAATCGCGCCACAGCAGTTGTTAGATCTAGATAAGACAATGCTCGATGCATTAGTGCAAGGGCTCAAGGATGAAGCGAAAGAGGTGAGCGATGCCAACAGAGGTAAAAGGCGCGGTCGCCCTTAGAAAAGCTCTCAGAGAGTTTACACCTGATCTTGCTAAAGAAACTCAGAAAGAGATCGCAGCAATCTTAAAGCCTATTACTGCTAAAGCTCGTGGATTCATTCCATCATCTGCACCTTTGAGCGGATGGGCTAAGAGTGGCAACGGCACATGGGGCAACCGAGCTTGGTCATCTTCTGAAGCCAAGCGTGGGGTTGGATATAAGACATCACCATCGAAACCTAATCGTTCAGGCTTTCGCTCCCTTGCTCGCATTGTTAATGCTTCACCATCTGGATCTATTTATGAGACTGCTGGTCGCTTAAACCCAGGTGGCAGACCACAAGCAAAAATGCGTCAGGTAAATATTCCTAGTTCTAATCCTGCTATTGGTATGCACAGTTATGAAACAAGCACAGGAAAGAATGTAGGCAAAAGCAATAACCCAAATGCTGGTCAGCAGTTTGTGGATGCAATGAATCGGACATCACCTATTGTCAATGCTTATCAAAGACAAACAGGTCAAGCAGGTCGCGCTTCTCGTAAGATGAAAGGTCGCGCAATCTTTCGTGCGTGGGCAGAAGATCAAGGCAAGGCTAATGCAGCAGTTATTAAAGCAATTGAAGATTCTAAAGTTAAGTTTGAGCAGAGAGTGAAGGGCAAATAATGGCAGCCGATGTGAAGATTGATATTGCTGCCGAGTTCACTGGCAAAAAGGCTTTTAGACAAGCTGAGACAGCAACAGACAAGATGACTAAGAATGTCAAGAAACTTGCTGGAGCTTTAGGGCTTGCTTTTGGCGGTCAGGCGATTCTTGCTTATGGAAAGAAAGCTGTTAAAGCAGCAGCAGAAGATGAGAAGGCGCAGAAGCAGTTAGCCCTAGCTCTTAAGAATGTTGGACTCGGTCGCGATGCTGCTTCTTCTGAAGATTACATTCAGAAACTACAAAGCGAGTTTGGCATTCTTGATGACAAGCTACGCCCTGCATATCAGACCTTAGCAATAGCAACCCGCGACACTACTAAGGCACAACAACTTCTTAATCTTTCACTAGATATCTCAGCTGCAACAGGCAAGGATCTATCTGCGGTTACAGCTGCATTAAGTCGTGCATTTTTAGGAAACAATACTGCTCTCAGTAAGCTTGGAGTAGGTATTGACAAGGCAGATCTTAAGGCTGGCAAGTTTGAGGACATAATCGCTCAACTTGAAACCACATTTAAGGGAGCAGCAACACAGTCTGCTAATACCTTTCAAGGCTCAATCGATAAGTTAGGCGTTGCCGCTGCTAACGCTTCCGAGATTATCGGTACGGGTTTAATCGATGCACTTAAAGGATTAGGCGATCAGGATTCTGTCGATAACCTAGCCAAGTCAATGCAGGATGCTGCTACTTACACAGCAGATGTTATTCGTGGCATTGGTGTACTCATTGAGAAACTTAAAGGACTTCCAGGGATTGGTGCACTAGATATTGGAATGATTCCGATTCTCGGTACTTATCTTGAAATGCTAAACGCAGCTGGCAAAGCTGCCAAGGGTGGTAATGGAATCGCTGCTCAAGGTTTGGCTCACCTTGCAGAATTGCAGGCAAGATACACCTCAGCAATACTCAAAGACGAAAAAAAGATTACAAAGGAAGATCAAAAGCAACTTAAAGATGCTCGCTTAAAGGCAGCATTGGATAAAGCTAATCTTGCCCTCAACAAAGGTCAAGAAGTCTTTGACATGGACAAGATCCAGAATGCAGCAGCTCTTAAAAATCAAGCCGAGCAACTAGCCAAATCAACGACTGACACACAAAGACTTCAGATTGCTAATGACACAGCTCGCCTTAATGTAAAGCAATCAATCTCAAATCTTGAGGATGCTATTGCTGCTAAGGATGAGGCAGCCATCGTTAAGGCAACTGAGAAACTAAACGCTGACCTTAAGATCCTCGGTGCTTTGACTGGTCAAAATGTAAAACTGGCAGATATTAAGTCAATCCTTGAAGGTCTAAAGCCAGCCGAGTTAATCAACCAAGCCAATCTAGATGAAGCATTGCGTAAGATCCGAGAAATGCTTGCTTTACTTGCACAGGCTAATACTCAGGCTACGGCTAAGATACCGACAAGCGGATCACTAGGATCAGGTATTCCCGTAGGCGATTACATTGCACCAATCGATACTACGGGCGGCTCCATCGCAGCTATCCTAGAATACGCGGATGCAGCTTCAGCCAGAGCTAACGCTTTTGCAGATTTATTAGACATGCAGAATGCAGCAGATGCTCTAGCTTTGATTGATTACCAGCGTTCAATAGGTGACTTTGGTGGTTACAGCCCTAGCATGAACACAGGACGAGGTTATGGTGCAGGTAGTTCGGGCGGTAACACCATCATCGTTAACACAGGCGTGGGAGACCCTAACGCTATTGCAGAAGCTATTGACAATGTGCTTCGTGAAGCCCGTGACCGAGGAACGCTAACAATCGCATGACATGGCTTCCAGAATGGCGCGTAACAGTAGGTGATGATGTCTATACGACTGTCACCTCTGTCTCTTTTGCATCTGGTCGCTTAGACATCGATAGACAAGCCACAGCAGGTTACTGTCAAGTACAGATCATCAATACAGATAACACAGAATTTACCATCAATGTTACAGAGCCAGTAACTCTAGAGCTTAAGAATAGCGGTGGCACATATGTGACTGTATTCGGTGGCGAAGTATCAGACTTTAACATCGGTGTCAGAAGCCCAGAAGAATCAGGCTATGTAACTACTGGCACTATCTTGGGCATTGGCTCACTGGCTAAACTGACTAAGGCTGTCTATAACACAGCACTTGCAGAAGCCTTAGATGGCGCACAGATTGCAGAGATCTTAGGCCAAGCCCTTAACCTAACTTGGGCAGAAGTTACACCCACAGTTACATGGGCAACCTATCCAGCAGATGTCACATGGGCTAATGCAGAGTCTTACATCGGTGAAGTGGACTCAGGCTTCTACACAATGATTGCCCTTGCAGCTAGTGCCTCTGCTAAGTCTCAGACATTGGTAGATCAGATTGCCACTAGCGCACTCGGAACAATCTACGAGGAAAAAGATGGAGATGTCTCTTATGCAGATGCAGACCACAGATCTAACTATCTCGCAGCTAACGGCTTTACTAACCTTGACGGCTCATATGCAACACCAAGCTCTATCACCTCAACAACTCAGATTGCTCGCATCCGTAACAGCCTTATCTATCGATACGCCACAGGATACGGCTCAACCTACAGCACCTCTGACACAGACTCTATAGCCTCTTACGGCCTGTTTGAGCGTTCCTTTGACTCTAACATCAAAAACCTTGCAGACATTACCGACATCGCCTCTAGAGAGTTAAACCTGCGAAAGAACCCACGCGGGTCATTGGGTGCTATTCGATTCCGTCTAGATAATCCAGACATGCCAAGTGCAATGCTTGACAGCCTTATCAATGTGTTTTTTGGTCAGCCTGTGCTTATTAACAATCTGCCTAGCAATTTACTAGGTGGCACATTTGACGGCTTTGTCGAAAATGTGGCTCTAAACGCCACACCTACATATGTGGACATAACTCTCTATGTCTCAGCTACAGACTTCTCACTCAGCACCACACAATGGGAAACAATATTGCCAGCCTCACTTATTTGGACTGGCGTAAATGCTACACTTACATGGACTAACGCGACTGGAGCACTAACCTAATGGCAACTACCACACCCAATTTCGGCTGGAGCGTTCCAACATCCAGCGACTTAGTAAAGAATGGCGCGACTGCCATCGAGACACTAGGCGATTCCATCGATGCCTCTCTGCTTGATCTTAAGGGTGGCACAACAGACCAAGTTCTCGCTAAGAATAGCAACACGGACATGGATTTTAAGTGGGTTGCTGCTGGGTCAGCTAGTGGCTTAACTTTAATTAGACGATCATCATTTACAAATGTTGCAGACACTGGCACAACATTCGATGGAGTGTTTACTAGCACTTATAAGAGCTATTTAATCGTTGTCGAAAGATTATTCTCTGTTTCAGCAGGTGGAGACGATGCTCAATTTATTCTTAGATACGCTGGCCCAACAAACCAAACTTCTCTTTATTATGGCATGAACCAAACTTGCGCTTTTAATGGCTCGGCTTTTACATTTACAAGCCTAAATAATGCTGCTGCTTTTACTTTTGCGAACTTTATTGGAGAAAGTGCAGATGTTATGGCTGCTACAATAACAATGAATGGCGTTGGCAATAGCAGTGAGCGGCCTCGTTATTACGGCCAAGGCACACAAGGAACAAGCGCGTTTGGTACAACTAATTTTGCTGGCTGGCAGAACGAAGCTCGTACTTATACAGGAATCGCTTTTAAATCATCATCCACAAACATCACAGGTGATGTTGCTATTTACGGATTGGCAGTCTAATGACAACACTTAACGAAGTTATTGAAGTTATCCGCGCAGAGAATCCAAATGGGATTCGTGTTGGTTCTGATGAAGTTGGTTATACCGATTTAACCGCTGCACAATATGAAGCACAGATCCAAGAATGGGCTATGGCTCGTTTAGCCAAGTTACAAAAAAATGTTGAACTGGAAGCGCAAGCTGCTCAAAAGACTGCATTGCTTGAGAAGTTAGGCATTACCGAGGATGAAGCGAAGCTATTACTTGGATGAAAGTAAAACTTTCTAAAGCTGCTATTCAATTAAGAGAGCAGATTGATGAGTCGTTCCCAGATCGTGACCGCACATCGGATGGTTGGATCGGTGATACCCGACACGCTGCTCGCAAGTCAGATCATAATCCAGATGAGCAAGGCTGGGTACGCGCCATTGATGTCGATCGTGACTTATTCAAGGGATCAAAGCCAGACATTATGGGCGATCTTGCAGATCAGCTTTGTGCCTTATCAAAGTCAAAAGCAGACACGCGTATTAGTTACATCATTTTCGATGGACGAATCTGCTCGAAGATCCTTAACTGGAAGTGGCGCAAGTACACAGGGGCTAACAAACACACTAAGCACATGCATGTTAGCTTTAAGAAAGAAGCTGACAATGATGGGGCTTTTTTTCAAGTATCTATGTTAGGTGGAGAAT